GAAACCTAAAGACAAGACCAGAACTATACATACCAGAGACAGGACAGATTGTTGACATCAAGACTACTATCGACGCTTCACCAAAAGGTTTTGCGGAACAAGTGGGTAAGTACGCTTATCATATACAAGGTGCTTTCTATATGCATACTTGTAAACTGGCTGGCCTAGACGTAAAAGAGTTTAGCTTCTTAGCTATTGAAAAGACTGCACCTTACATGGCACACTTACATGTAATGTCACCAGAGTTACTAATACAGGCAACCAAACAGGTCAAAGAAACACTTGACTTTATAGCAGAAGCTAATAAGACAGGTGACTTTGGAACTGGTTGGGGCAATTATTCAACACTTAAAGTAGGAGACTTTTAATGTTCGATGAAGAAGAAGTAAAAGAAATCGAAGCAAAGATTGCAGACATGGAGACTGCTCTAAAAGCCGCCAAGCAAGACCTAAAGCATAAGAAGTATGGCCCCTTGAGGGACGCTATTGCCACACGCAATGCTATGGATGAACAGGTGAAGGAAGAGTTGACCAAGTTAAACCTGACGCATGACCCTTGGGTAGTGCATCCTAGCCGACACCTTTTCTGGAGATGATGAATGGCAAGAGCTTTCGTGCAGCTAGAAAGTACGGGTACAGGAGTGGCCTAGAGGTTACACTGGCTACATATCTAAAAGAGCAAGGCGTAGATGCTGCGTATGAGTCCATGAAGATTGAATGGGAAGACCTCACATACAGAACCTACACCCCAGACTTTGTACTACCCAATGGCATCATCATTGAGGCCAAAGGATTATTTACTACCAATGACAGACGTAAGCATCTTGCGATAAAAAAGCAACACCCTTACTTAGATATACGGTTCGTGTTTGAAAACGGTAGACGTAAGCTAAGTAAAGGTGCTAAAAGTTCTTATGGTGTATGGTGTGACAGGTACGGCTTTGATTGTTATGACAGGATAGTGCCTGAAGCATGGTTAAAAGAAAAGGGTAAAGCATTAGACACTAAGTTTGTTGCTTACCCCCATCCTAAAATAGTGAGGAAGTAAATGACAATCAAGGATATGATTAACGAACTAAAAGAAGAAGACTTTGTAATTCGTATCTCACCCTTTCAAGAAGACGGTACATGGGATGGTGATGTACAGGTGTCCTTGGTATCATCTGAAGATAACCCATTAAATGATGAGGACTTTGCATACATTTCTCACTTGTGTAGTATGCTCTGTGCTGTTATACCTGTCATTGAAGAGGACGAATATGTAAGGGATGCACTGCATCACTTTGTAAACAATAGACTTGATGATGAAGTACCAGACAAAGATGAGCCATCGTATACATCTGACGGTAATGTATTAACACTAACATCTAAGACAAGAGGTAACGCATAATGGTTAAATGGACACTACATGAGGCTGCTAACATGGATGAAGATGTAGTCAATTCTCCCCCACAATATAATTCGGGGGGTATTGAATGCATTGATGCAATGAAGGCAATGTCAGAGGGATCATACGTAGAGCCACACCATGCCTACTGTTGGCAGAATGCCTTCAAGTATATCTGGCGGTGGCCTTATAAGAATGGTGTTGAAGACTTACGCAAGGCACGGTGGTACATAGACCGCCTAATAGATGAGCTTGAACATGATAGCTAATGTACTTATAAGTCTTGAGATTGATGTAGATGACTACCCTGTACCAGTAGACGGTAGCGTTGAAGAAGAATTGAATGAGGCTATGTATGCATACATCTATGATATAGATGGCATTACTATAACTAAGATGAGGATAATGACTAATGAAAAGTAACTACCTACCAACAGACTATCAGACCTTTATTGCAACTAGCCGTTATGCTAGGTGGCTAGACGATAAAGGTAGACGAGAAACGTGGGGTGAAACAGTAGAACGGTACATAGAGAATGTTGTTAAGCCTTGGCTCAAGCCAGTTGACCTTGAAGATGTACGTAATGCCATACTGGGGCTAGAGGTTATGCCTTCTATGAGGTCACTAATGACTGCGGGTAAGGCAGCAGAGCGTGACAATACCTGTATGTATAACTGCAGCTACCTACCCGTAGATGACCCTAAGTCCTTTGATGAGGCTATGTTCATCCTTCTCTGTGGTACAGGTGTTGGCTTCAGTGTTGAGCGGCAGTTCATCAGTAAACTCCCTGATGTTCCTACTCTTTTCCAGAGTGAAACTACTGTTGTCATTAAGGACAGCAAGGAAGGTTGGGCGAAAGGGCTGAGACAAGTGTTGGCACTCCTATGGGCTGGCGAAATCCCCAAGTGGGACGTATCTAAAGTCAGGCCAGCAGGTGCAAGACTAAAGACATTTGGTGGTAGGGCGTCAGGCCCAGCACCGTTGATTGATCTGTTTAACTTTGCTATTACTACGTTCAGACAGGCACAGGGACGTAAGTTGTCCAGCCTTGAATGCCATGACTTGATGTGTAAGATTGGTGAGGTAGTAGTGGTTGGTGGTGTTCGTCGTAGTGCAATGATTAGTTTATCAAACTTATCTGATGATCGTATGCGTCATGCTAAGTCAGGTAACTGGTGGGAGAATGCAGCCCATCGTGCCTTGGCTAATAACTCAGTGTCCTATACAGAAAAGCCAGACAGCATTGCATTCATGCGTGAGTGGACAGCCCTAATGGAGAGTGGTAGTGGTGAAAGAGGTATATTTAATAGAGAAGCATCAGTCAAACAAGCTGCAAAGAATGGCCGTAGAGAGTCTTGCTATGAGTTCGGAACAAACCCCTGTTCGGAAATCATTCTTAGGCCGAATCAGTTCTGTAATCTTACAGAGGTTGTCATCCGTGCGACAGATAGTCTGGAAGACCTTGCAAGAAAAGTCAGCATTGCAACTATACTTGGAACCATTCAGTCAACCTACACAAACTTCCCATACTTGCGTAAAATGTGGCACACCAATACAGCAGCAGAACGATTGCTTGGTGTGTCACTCACAGGGATAATGGACAATCCCCTTATGACTGCAGCTAACAACGGGTTGGCTGAAACATTGGAGCATCTTAAAAATGTGGCTGTTTCTACTAACGCTGAGTGGGCTGACCGTCTTGGTATCCCTCATAGCACTGCTATTACTTGCGTCAAGCCCAGTGGAACAGTTTCCCAACTGGTTAATTCGGCTTCTGGAATACATGCTCGTCACAGTCCCTATTATATCCGTACTGTGCGTGGAGATAATAAAGACCCATTGACACAGTTTATGATTGACTCTGGCGTACCAAGTGAGCCTGACGTAATGAAGCCTGACGCTACCACAGTGTTCAGCTTTCCTATGCAGTCACCACTAGGTGCTATTCATACCGCAGACATGACAGCCATTGAACAGCTAGACATGTGGCTGTTGTACCAGCGTCATTGGTGTGAGCATAAGCCAAGCGTTACTATCAATGTCAAGTCTGATGAGTGGCTTGAGGTAGGGGCATTTGTTTACAAACACTTTGATGAAATGTCAGGTGTGTCATTCCTACCATTCAATGAGCATACGTATCAACAGGCTCCGTATCAAGACTGCACACAGGAAGATTACTACGCTATGGTTGATGCCTCACCATTGACTATTGATTGGACTAAGCTGTCTTCCTATGAGCAGACAGACAACACTAGTGGTATGCAAACTATGGCATGTACGGGTGATGTATGTGAAATGGTGGATATTACCTAGCTACCTCACCTTGGCATGTGAATAAACTGCCAAGCAAAGGAGAACTAGAATGATATGGATTTATGTAGTAGCAATAACACTTACTAACCCAGTAAACGTAAAGAGTTCCTTTCAGATACATGCCCCTAACATGGCATTTAAAACAGAAGCGTCTTGCCAATCTTGGCGAGAGTTTGATATGCTACGTTTGTATAAGTCAAGACCAGATGATAATGCCAAGGCAGTAAGTCAATGCTTTTCATTACCTTTTAATATAGATACAGAGAGTTAAGTCTTGACATACAAATTACTAACTGATATTGTTGCATTGTAACCTAATGAGGAAAAGACATGACAGCTTATAGAAAACCATTCTCTCACAATCTATACGGCAAGTATGATGGTGTGGCTAAAGAAACTTTAATCAAACACCTAGAGTATCATGGGCATACTGTAGTAAACAGTGAGGAATCTTATGATGCAGACGTAGTAACACAAGAGGGTGGAGAAACATATTTCAATGAGGCAGAGGTAAAGGCTGCATGGAAAGGGGATTGGCCTACACACTGGACAGAGATACGCATACCAGAACGTAAGAAGAAGTTGCTAAGTAAACACAAAGGCAACCTAACCTTCTACATCTTTCGTGAAGACATGAAACAGGCATGGTGTATTGATAGTTCATTACTTACAGATGATAAACTTAAAGAGGCTAAAGGCAGAAACATAATGAAGGGTGAACAGTTCTACCACATACCCTATGTTGAAGCACAGCTAATCAATGTAAAAGAATTAGAGGCTGCATGAGAAAAGCAATGAACAGAAACTCAAGGGGGTTGGGCAAATACGATGCCCCCCTCAAGGTACAGTATCAACAGGGGTACTATGCCTTCAAGAGAGGTGGGCAGATCAACCCCTTCCATACCGACACTATGCAATTCCGTGAGTGGAACAGGGGTTACGACAAAGCCTACTATGAGAACTTAACAAAGGTAAAGAAGGATGAACAGCTTAGAGAAGGACGTAAAGAATTTCATGGAGGGCAAGTACAACATGTCTGATTTCAATTCGTATCAAAGATCAGCAGCTAAGACAGCCATCTATACAGACAAGGTTGTGTACCCTGCACTGGGCCTAGTAGGTGAGGCAGGTGAAGTAGCCAATAAACTCCTCC